GGCGCGGAATTGGAAGCCGCGACCACGGAAGGCGCCGTTGACGAATTCTTGCCATGCGCCCCAAGTCGGGGTGCCACTGGGGTTGTCGTTGGTGGAGCGCAACATCAGCTTGGCGTTCACCTTGTCCGTAATGGCGCCGTCCCAGTCGGACCAGTCATCCACGGTGTTGGCGCGGGAGTCGATCAGGTCGGATGGGTAATAACCACGGGTGACGAAATAGCGCCGGAGATCGACAGAGAAGGTGTTACCGAGGTCCAGTGTGCTGGCGAAGGCGTAAGTGCCAGAGCTGGCCACAGGTCCAAGTACATCCAGCGTTGGGATCAGGTCAAAATCAACAACCGAATCAATTAAGGTCGTGCCATCCAGCGTGAGCGCGTCAAACTCTTCGCTGTAGAAGGTGTCCGACTTGGTGCCTTGGAAGGATGGAACGTCTTGGTCTTCGCGGCGGGTTTGGATTGTTAGCGGCGCAATGGTGTCGGGCAGGTCGATGATTACGCTGGCTTCGCTGACTGATTGCCGCCCACCGTCGTCCTCAAATTTCGCCAGCACCTCGCCTTCCACCAGCGGAATGATGGCCTCCGTTGAGCTGCCGGATTTGGCGGGGATAAGGTCAACGCTGTTACTCCAGGTGGCCGTGCCATCGGTCAGGCTGCTGTGGCGGATGTGAATTTTGCCGCCAACTTTTACGTCAAGGTCAACGGTTTCGGTCCAGCGAAGACGACCGGAGTTGTTGTTAATTGCCTCAAAGGTGAGGTTTAGAACGTTGCCCGGAACGGCGGTTTTGCCGATGAGGTCGAACTGCGCGGTAGAAACATCGCTGGTTTTATTGAGATAGTTAATCGCGGTAATTTGGATGTAAAGCGTGCCTTTGCGTGTGCTGCGGATTTGCAGCGATGGTGAGGTGGTGTTTGCTTGGCTCCAGTTGTCGTTGTCAATCCGGTATTTGACGCGGAATTCGTTGACACGCTGTTTGGGGCTGGTCCAGCTCAGGTCAAAACCAGAAAATACGCTTTGGCCGTCTTGGTATAGGTATTCGGTGCCATCAATGTTGGTTGGGGCATCAGGTTTGGCGGACAGGTTTGTGATGTCGCGCTCGGTAAGTGTGATGTCCGATTCGATGGCGTTGTAAATGGAGCTGTTGTACTCCAGTGCGGTTACACCGATTACGCCGTCTTCGCCTTCGGCAACATTCAGTACACGATATTGCTGAGCTTGAATGTCACTGGTTTGGATTAACCAAATCGCGTTGGCGTTGGGTGCTTCGCTAAATGCGCTGCTGACGTTGATCGTTGTGCCAGAGATGCTGCTGATGGTTTTGGTTTCCACCAAGCCAGTTGGCATCAGAACCGAAATTGTTGGGCTACTGGACAGGTTGACGGTGAGGTCGGTACTGCTATCAACGGTTATGGCGGTTGTGGTGGCAGAGCTGACGCGGCCACTGCGGCGTGTTCCAGCCCTGAGCGGATCGGCAATGTCGATCACCATGCCGGGGCGCAGGACGATGCCGCTGTCGATTGAGACCGAGAAGGTGACAGTTTCGGTCAGGTTTTGTTCGCTCAGTAGCGCCCATTTACCAGCCCGATGCGCTTGACCTTGGCTGTAGCAACCCAGCGCCTTGATGTCTTTGTTGATGATGCCGTATTTGGCTACTGCGCTCGCATCTTCAACGTATTCGTACTCAACTTCGCCGAGAGTGTCGTAGGACTGCCAAGCAACTGTTGCGGTAGTGTGGCGTGCTTTTTGTGATGTGCCGCTGTAAATAAATACTCCATCAACAACATTGCTAGGTCCCAGCAAATACTGCGGATCGCCGGGTTTGTCTTGCAATAGAACCAGTGAACCAGCACCGTAATAAGCGATGCCACGGAACAGGCTGGTCATTTCTTGGATGACGTTATAAACCTCGTCGCGGCTGTTAATCAATAAGTTGCAAGCGAAACGAGGCTCCAGTCCGCCTTTGCCGTTGCTAACCAGCGTGTTGCAGTATTGGCTGATTGCGTAGAAGTCATATTTATCCAGACTGCTGGCGGGGATGCTGGCGCCGTAGCGGGTGTTGGTCAACAGGTCATATAGGCACCAGGCGGGATCGTTGCACCACGTAGCGGCGCCAAAAGTACCATCCCAGACGCCGGCGTAAGTTACGCGCCCCGGATACGTAGTTGTATCTACGGTTGCGTTTGACGGCAAAGAAATTTTGATACCGCGAATTAGATACTTCCGGGTTGGGATTGAATCAAACTGGCGCGAATCAAAACGAAGGTATGCAAGTGCGCTGTTTGGATAACGCAGCTTTTCGTCAATAATTTCGGTGTAACTGAACCAGTAGCTGAGGTTTTGGCGGCGGGCGGTTGTTTCGTCATCGCTAACGCGAACAACTTTGATGTCAACAGGAAATGCTCCAGACAGAGACAGCATGTAATCCCGCTGGTAAGGATTGCTGGTTTTACCGCTGATAGTGTCAGTTACAACTGTTGTGTATCCACCGGAGTTGTACTGGACTTGGATTTCAATCTGAACGCTGTGGCCGATGATGTCGCCGTTGTCTTGGAAGATTTGTAGGGCGGGGATTTGCAGCGTGACACGCACACGATCCACGTCGGAATCGGTGATGGTGCGGACAACGGGCGTGTCTTTGAAGACTTCGACGTTTACGCCTTTTTCACTCTCGGTGCCAATCTGCTGGCTGATGTAGCTCTGGGCTTGTGTACCGTTACGGGTTTCAATCGTGAAGCCCGAGAAGTTGTTGTTGCCGGCATCGTCTTCAAGTTGAGTACCAGCCAGATAGACGCCTTTGTTGCCGTTTTCAATGCCTTGAATTTCGCCTTCGGACAGCAGATCCAGCACGCTGCCAAACTGGACGGACTGGAGCGAATCGTCGGCTTCCGTCGGGGTCCGGCTTCCACCACCGCCACCACCGCCACCTTTGCTGCCGCCGCCTCCGCCACCGCCACCGCCAGAACCGGCAATGCCGAGACCTAGGCCGGCATTGTGTACGCGGATTCCGCCAGCGATGAAGGTGTGGTGGCCTTCAACAGTCAGGTTGTAGACCGTGCCAGTGCAGAATTCTGTTTTGCCAACGATGGGGCGGAGGTGGCCGTTGTGGTCAACGAGGCAGTCGTCAGAACCGAGCGTGTCGATTTCAACGAAGGCGTTGAACTGGTTTAGAACCCAATGGTTAGGGGTGGCATCAAGATACTGTCCGCCCCAAAGCCGATAACGGATGACGCGCTCGCCTTCGTGTTCATGGACCTTGAGGACTTTGGCTTCGTGGATTTTGCCGACGTCATCAAAGCTCCAGACAAGATCGCCTGGCTGCAATTCATCAATGCGGCGATTGCCTGCAGGTGTGGCAACAGGTGTATGACCTAAAAAGCAGCCACCACCGCCACCGCCGCCGCCAGCACCAACAATGCGTGTCATAGGATTTGATCCACGTCAAGGCCGCTGGAAAGAACGGCAGAACCTACAAATAACCGCCCGTAAGCAATCGGAACGGGCAAACCTTGCTTGGCGGTGTTGACGATGCCGGAAAACGTAAAAGATTCAAACTTTGCCGCGTCTCGTCCGCGTTCCATTGGGTTATTTGTGGCGCTTGACATAACGGGTGCCGGCGAAATTGCCTGAGCGATCCCGCCCAACACCAATGAGGCACCAAGACCGCTAAGTGCAACGCCCAAAGTAGTCAGAGCGCCGGCCGTACCAGCAGTTGCTGCCGTGGCACCAAACAAACTTGTTGCGCCAAACAAACCAGCGCCAGGCAGTAAAAATGAAGCGAAAATCAAACCAACACCAATGCCGATGCTTGCAGCCGGATTGCCGCCAGCACCAGCAAGTATTGGCGTGATGCTAAAAACTTCTTGCTCGCTAAATGGTGCAGCAAGCAACAGTGCATTTTGTTCGTTTAGTTTTTCTTTTCCAACAGCTATGCGGTAGCTAACGCCATCTTGTTCGCTATCAATTAACCACTTATCTAGGCCGGGGAAGTTGACGCACAGAGCCTTGAGAGCCTGGGCTGGGGTGTCCACGTCAAACTGGAAACGGCACTGACCCAGCTTTTTGCGGAGTGCGCCGTAGACCTTAACGACTTTCATGCCGCAGGACTCGGGCGGTGCTCTTCAAATAATAACCGCCATATACATCGCGGCTACTGAGGCGGCCTTGGATGTGGTGCAGGATCAGTTGATCGCCCAGGTAGACGGCGGCGTGGTTGGGTAGAGGTGACTGGAGCTGCATCAGGATTGCGTCGCCGTACTGCAGTTCCTCCAACGGGATGGGGTAGAAGCCTTCGTTGGCGAAGTTATCTAGGTATAAATTCTCACCGCGTAGCCAGAACTGATCGCGGCGGTCGTAGTCCCGCAGGTTCAGCCCAAATTCGCGGTTGTACCAGTCGCGGCACAAGCTGTAGCAGTCGATGATTCCAAAAACAAACTCCCGCCCCACATACGGCAATTCAAAGCCTTCTGGCTCGCAATAACCCCATTGCTCAGTTTGGGGATTGACGATGTGCCACGGCAAGCCGGATTTTTCGCAGGTAACGCGGTCGGCCTGAGATGGTGCTGGGTTGGTCTTCGGGTGGCTATGCACTACCGCCACGATCTCGCCTTGGTCTTCGGCGGCAACGTAGTCGGCGGGGTCCAGCACGAAATGCTCGTCTGGCGTTTCGGCCATGTTGCGACAGGGGAAATACCGCTTGCGGCCTTTGACCACAGCCACCAGCCCGCAGGATTCCTTCGGGAACTCAGCTTTGGCGTGCTCCAGTGCGGCGGTTTTAATCGCTGGCGATAGCGTCATTCGGTCAAGCCTGCGCCCGGGAACGAGCCGAACGGTAGTTCAGCGGTAGCGCCGAAACGTAATTTGCAAGAACTGAGGCGCTTGCCGCATTTGTCGGCTGCCAAGGTGCCAACGCTGTTGTCGTTGATGTCCCAGTAGTTGCTGCCGGTGTAGCCGCACTCGGTGCTGCGGTATTTCCATTGGCAGATGTTGGCAATGATTTGGCGCTTGGGAATCATCACGCCAGCGAGATCAAATTTGCTTGCCAACTCGAAGCTCACCGAGTCGCGGTTTTCGCTTGCTTTCCGGTCCACGTACCAGATCTCGTCGGGAAATTTGGCGTGGGGATCTGCTGCGGTCTCGCCGTCAAGGTATTTCTTTAGAGTGCGGATCCGCTTGACCGTGGCGCCACCAAGATCATTGCCGGGTGTAGTGGCGTTGACCAGCAACAGCAGGGTGGTCATGGTGCCATCCAAGTTGCTGATGGTCAGCGTGGGGCGCGGCAGCGTGCCGGTGTTGCTGTATTCAAAACCGTCGGCCTTGACGGGCAGGCGGGTGTAGGTATTGCCGTTCCAAGTGATGTTGCCGGTGACGTTGGCGTTGCAGCCGTTGTGCCAGCGGTAGGTGTCGCTGCTGCCGTGCAAGGTGGTGTCCAGCGTCATCTCAAACAGTTCGATAATGGCGCTTGGTGCCAGTGCGGCCAGCTCCTCGTAGACGCTGCTAATCGCCGTCCAGACAACCGTGCCATCGGTGATGGTGCTGCCAATGTCGGTTGGCCAGGCGGGCTGGGTGCTGGAGCTGGTGCCAGCCGTGGTGCATTGGAAGACGAGGCCGGACGCCTGCAGGCTGGTGGCGCGGACAATCGCACCAATGGCGTAAACGGTTGAACTAGCCCAGGCTGAATATGCCATCAGGGTTCAAATACTTGTTGGAAGGTGACGTCAATTTTGCTGCGCTGGAACTCGTACATTTCGCGGGTCCAACTGGGGCAGATCCACTTGTAGGACGTGGTGGTGTCGGGCGGGGTCCAGTCGAAGCTGGCGTTGTCGGCGGCACGGTCGTTTAGGAAGGCTTCGATAATGTCGGCGTCAGCGTCGGTGACGTTGAAGCTGAGGCGCCACTCTTTCGGATTTTGGTTGAGGCCGTAGGTCAGGCGCTGTTGGTAGCCGTCGCCGAATTGGACCGTGCGGACATTCGGCTGACTGCTCTTGTTGGCCGAGTAGGTCGGGTTGTAGCTGGGGAAGGTGGCCATTAGGCGAGCAAGCCTCCAGGGCGTTTTTGTTTGATGAGTTCTTGCTGGACTGCGATGCCGATGGCCCTGCCAAGTTGGTTGGCTTGGTTGCCGTCGCCTTGCACATTAGACCCGCTGGCGTCTACGTTCACCACGACGTTGGCGCTTCCCATTCCAAGGCTGTCGTTGGGCACGATACCGCCGCTGCGGCCGGGAACAAACAGTTCGGGGCCGCGTTCGCCGACGATGTAGGGCGAGCCAGCAGATACGGGGCCGCCTGCTGCTCTAAATCCAATAGGGCCAACCCCAAATCCGACAGCAGGATTTAATTTGCCCGCAGCGGCCGTTGCACCCCCAAGACCCATTCCGCCGCCGGGGAAAAGGTTGAGGACGCTGTTGAGGATCGACATTTCGATCCACTTGGCGATGATCTGGGCCGCCATGTCGAGGAAGCGGTCGGCCACGCTCTGGAAGAAGCTGGCGAGGGCTTCCTGGGCAGTCATGGCGCCAGAGATTGCACCTTTGAAAGAGTTGGCAAATGCGGAACCAAT